TCATTTAGATATGGAATGAGTTTATCTATATTAAGTGAAGCAATTACTCTATCAGGCCACAGAATTATTCAAGAATCAGCTTTATGTGCTAATAGACATATGAATCGTGTAATTAGAGGACAAGAAAAATTAGAATTATAATGGCTTTAAAAAAACAATCAATAAGAAAAAACATGCACATTACAGTGGATGGGAAAGAATTATCTAAAGATGATATTATTTCTTTAAGTGAAGAATGGACTGAAGTTCAAGAAAACTTTTTTAGAAAAATGTTAAAGCAAGGCGGGCATTTTAAACTTAAAGGTCGTAAATTTATAGTTGAATTAGCTGAAGCAGATAATAAAAGATCTGATGGAAGTAAAGACGGAGGAATAATCCCAGTACCTGGAGAAGACGGAAAATTTTAAATGAAACACTTAGAAGAAACACCCTGGTTTATTTGCGATAAAGAAGATAAGAATTACTGTGCTTATGTTGACACAGATTCTAATTACTTTAATGCTGAACCTATATTAAAACATTTATATCCTAATTTTGAATCATTTTCAGATGAAGAAAAAGATGAAAAGTTAGAGAGTGTTGCTTTAGCATATCAAGATATTATTACAGATCATTATGATATTTTAGCTAAAGAATGTTTTAATGTTTATAAATTTCCTTGGTTTAAAGATAAAGAAAAAGATCATTGGTTAGAAATGAAAACAGAATGTGTTATTCGTTCTGCCTATTTTAGAGCAACAAGACGATATGCACAATGGATTACTAAACAAGAGGGAATTGCTAAAGAAACTTTAGATATTAAAGGTTTAGAGTTTATGAAAGCAAATTTTCCACCTATTTTAGGAGATTTTTTTAATGATATCCTACAACAAGTACTAAAAGGGGAACAGCATGATAGTATTATAGAACAAATCAAAGTATTTAAAAAACAAATATTAGATGGTACTATTCCTTTAGCTAAATTAGGTAACCCAACAGCTGTAAAAAAATTAGAAAAATACAGTGGTAAAAGTGCTCGTGCGGGTGAAATGTTTACTGAAATATTAAAAGGTGCTCCCGCTCCTGTAAGAGCAGCTATTCGTTATAATGATTTACTTAGATTATGGCAGTTAGATAGAAAGTATAACCTAATTACGATGGCAGATAAAGTAAAGTGGATTTATTTAAAGGATAACCCCTATAAAATAGATGCATTAGCATTTTTTGATTACCAACTACCAGACAAAATAGTAGATTTTTTAGATACTTATGCTGATAGACAGAAAGTATTTGATTCCATATTATTAAATAAATTAGAGGGCTTTTTCTCAGACCTTGGATGGAGTTTAAATCTTAATCCTTATGTAAATGCCTTAAAATCTTTTGAAATATGATAAAAAAAAGAGAATATTGGAAAACTACTAAGTGGCCTACTTTAGAATTTACAACAACACTTTCTCTAAAAGGTTGTATTGTAGATTGTGCTTTTTGTCCCCAAAGAACTCTAGAAAAAATTTATCATGCTCATAAGGGCCAACCAAAAGTATTATCTAAAGAAAATTTTGTAAAAATTATAGATAAATTACCAAAAGAAGTTAGGATTACATTTTCTGGGTTTACTGAACCTTGGTTAAATAAAGACTGTACCTCTATGGCTGAATATGCTCATTATGAAGGACATCCTGTATCAGCTTTTTCAACAGGAGTTGGGATGAAAGTTGAAGATGTTGATATAATTAAAGAAATTCCTTGGACTACTGGCCCTAACGGAGGATTTTGCTTACATTTACCCGATAATGAAAGAATTGCTAAACACCCACTTTCTAAAAAATTAAGTGATGTTTATAAAAGGTTTTATGAGGTACAAGATGAAATACAAGGTTTTTATGTAATGTGTATGGGAGAAGTTCATGATTCAGTTAAACATTTATGGTCTGATGTTCAAGTACCTAATTTTTGGTCACGAGCCGGAAATTTATTAGGAGAAGCACAAATTAAACCAGAATTAGCTAAAATAAGAGATAGATTTAAACATAAAGATCATAAAGGACAACCTAGTACTTGTGGGTGTATTGAGCATTTATATCATAATGTAGTACTTCCAAATGGAGAAGTTTCCATTTGTTGTATGGATTACAGTTTAGAAAAAATATTAGGAAATATTTTAGAAGAAGAATATGATGATATAATGCCTGCTCCACTTTCAACTTTTGATATTTGTGGTAGATGTGAAAATGGAATTAGCCCAAGTGATACAATAAAAAAATTAAATTTGGTTATAGAATGATAAGTAAACAACAATTAAGTTCAGTTATTTCAAAATACTATTTAAATGGTTTAAATAATCAGGTTAAATGGAGAATTAAAGATAATACACTTACAATTTATGCTGGTGAAGCAGGTAGGGTATGTAAAGTAGTAGCTAATAATTTTCCATTAGAGGATGCTGAATTAGGAGTATTTGATACTAATAAATTAAATAAATTATTATCTATTACTAATGGTGATTTGATTATATCATTAGAAAAAATGAAAGCAATTTATACTAAAATGCACATTCAGGATTCTAATTATGATTTAACTTATTCATTAGCTGATACTTTAATTTTAGGTAAAAATACATGGTATGAAGATCCTGAAAACTTAGATATTAATATAACCCTAGAACCCGAAGATGTAGATGCTTTAATTAAAGCTAAAAATGCTTTAGGAGACATAGATAATATGTTAATTACAACTACAACTGATTTTGATAGTAACCCTATATGTGAGTTTATATTTGGTGATAACACAGGATTTTCAAATAAAATTACTTATCAAGTAAATGGTGGTAAAATAGAAAATAATAGTTTAAGTATCCCCTTTAACTCTGATATTTTTAAAGATATATTAAATAATAATAAAGATATGAGTTTATGCAAACTAAAATTATCAGATACTGGTATATTAAAGTTGGAATTTATATCTGAAGAAATTAACAGTGAATATTTTATAGCAAGAAATGAATAAGAAAAAAACACATTACAAAGACACAAGCCCAGATGAAAATCATGGGCAAGTAAAAACAAACCAATTTACAACAAATCCTGATTTAAAACATAGGATATTTGTTATGGATAACTTTTACACAAATCCCGAAAAACTAAGACAATTTGCGGTTCAACAATGGTATTTTGATGATGAAGGATTTGAAGGATTAAGAACAAGAAAACAATTCTTTTTTGAAGGTGTAAAAGAAAAATTTGAAAGTACTATAGGTAAAAAAATTACCAAATGGGAAGAACATGGGATGAATGCTAGATTTCAAAGTCATAAAGCAGATTTCAGACCTGTTTATCATTGTGATAGTCAAACCTGGGCAGCTGCTGTTTATTTAAACCCTAATGCCCCTTATGAAGCAGGAACAGCTTTTTACGCTCATAAAAATACAGGTTTAAGAGGTGGAGAAGAAGAAATTGGGTATGCTTTTAATGATAAAACATGGGTTGATTCAACCCCTTATATTAAAGTAGATGAAATTGGAAATGTATTTAATAGATGTGTTATTTGGGATGCCAGATTAATTCATGCAGCTCCTGTTTACTTTGGGTGGGATATTGATACAGCAAGATTAACACAAGTATTCTTTTTTGATACAGAGTAAAAAAATTATATATGTATAATAGAACAAATAATGGAGCTAGGGCACATTGTTATGTTTAAAATTAAATTAACCCGAGTAGCTTAGGCACTCACAAAACTAAATGATATGAGTACATTATTCAATGAACGTACACCGTTCGATTTATTATTCCGAAACTTTTTTAAAGCAGACGGATCTTTCCAACCAACAACGTTTGATAACAAACAACCACACCCACTAGATATTTTTTATGACGAAGCAGGACTTCATTTTGAAATTGCCTGTACTGGTCTAACTAAAGAAGATATCCAACTAGAAATAGATGGGGATTTATTAAAAATTACTTACGATAAACCAAAAGAAGAAGAAGATTATACTGGCTATATCTATAAAGGTTTAGCTAAACGATCTTTTAATCTAGGTTATAAAGTAGCAGCTAAATTTGAATTAGAAAAATTAACTGCTGAAATGAAGGATGGTTTACTTCATATATTTGTTCCTATTGCGGAATCGAAAAAACCAAAAACAATCAAAATTAAATAAAAGTTATTAAAAAATATGTGTCCTAGCGCATTATTTTTCGTATATTGACGTACAAATAAAATAAGTTATATATGTCTACAAAACGAAAATCTATTCAAATTATTACGGATCCTTTATTAGAACCATTTTTTATTAGTAAAGATGAATACAGTTACACAATTAAACAAAATGTAACATCAGATGCATCACACTTTAGATCTAATGGTAAAAGTAAAACGTATGAAAAAAGTCTTTATTATTATCCTACTTTTGCAAATGCATTAAATAAAATTGCAGAATTAAAAACAGAAAATAAAGATTATAGTAATATACAAGAATATTTAGAAAATTATAAACAAATTAGTAATCAAATAAAAGAATATACAAATGGCATTAGAAGCACTATTTGATGCGGTTATAGTTAAACCGATTGAACTTGAAGAAACTACTTTTGGTAATATTATTGTACCAGATTTAGGTAAAGAAAAAAACGAAACTGGAACTGTTATAGCAGTAGGACCAGGTAAATCAACTATTACTGGTGATTTTATTCCTACACAAGTTAAAGTTGGGGATAAAGTAGTACTACCTACTATGGGTTTTACTAAATTACCTTACGATGGGGAAGAATATTATGTAGGACCAGAAAACCAAATATTAGCAAAAATTAACGACAATGAGTAAACAAGTTATTTTAGGTTCTGAAGCAAGAACCAATTTAGTAAAAGGAATTGATACATTAGCAGATGCAGTTGTATCAACATTAGGACCAAATGGTCGAAATGTAGTAATAGCTAATGAACAAGGAGCACCACAATCAACTAAAGATGGTGTTACTGTTGCTAAATCAATTACACTAAAAGACCCAAACCAAGAATTAGGGGTCCAATTAGTAAAACAAGCTGCAATTAAAACAGCTGAAAAAGCAGGTGATGGTACAACTACATCTACTTTATTAGCAAGAGAAATGATTAAAGCAGGATTACACGCTTTAAATAATAATGAAAATGCAGTTCAAATTAAAAGAGATATTGATGCTACTGTTAAAGAAGTAATAAATAATCTAAAAAATAATATTGCAGAGGATATTTCAGGTGAAGAGCAATTAGAACAAATTGCTACAATTTCAGCAAATAATGATCCTGAAACTGGAAAATTAATTGCTACAGCAATTGAAAAAGTTGGAATGGAAGGAGTTGTCCATATTGAGGAGTCAAAAACTGGAGAAACTTATCTTGAAACTGTTGAAGGGTTACAGTTTGATAGAGGGTATAAATCCCCTTATTTTGTTACAAATAATAGTACTATGACTGCTACTTTGGACAATCCCCTTATTCTTATAGCAGATCAAAAGTTAACACAAGTAAAAGAATTATTACCTATTTTAGAAAGTGTATCAACACAGGCACGTTCACTTTTAATTATTGCTGAAGATATTGATAATGAAGCTTTAGCTACCCTTATTGTAAATAAAATGAGAGGTACAATGAAAGTTGTTGCTGTTAAAGCCCCTGATTTTGGTGATCGTAGAAAATTAGTTTTAGAAGATATTGCTATCACAACTGGTGGTCAGGTTTTTGATAAACAAAAAGGAATGAAACTTGATAAATTTAGTTGGGATTGGTTTGGTGAAGCAAGAACAGTAACTGTAGGAAAAGAACAAACAACAATTGTAGATGGAAAAGGAGGAATTGAACCTATTGAAGCACGTATTGAAGAATTACAACAACAAATAGATAAAGCAACAACACCCTTTGAAACTGAAAAATTACAAGAACGTTTAGCTAAATTTGTTGGGGGAGTTGCTATTATCCATGTAGGTGGAAATACTGAAACTGAAATGAAAGAAAAGAAAGATAGAGTTGATGATGCTTTACACGCAACAAAAGCAGCTATTGAAGAAGGAATAATACCTGGTGGTGGAACAGCATTATTATATGCGTCATCAGGCATTGAAGTTAAATCAACAGGTGCCGCTATTGTAGTAGAAGCATGTACTAAACCATTTAATCAAATCTTAGTTAATGCTGGCCATGATTCAGTTAAAGCACAAATTATAGCTGATGGGTTAGTTAATTCCGGAAATGATGGTTGGTTAGGATATGATATTAAAACTGATAATACTGTTGATATGAAAGAAGCAGGTATTATCGATCCAACTAAAGTAGCTAGGACAGCATTACAAAATGCAGCATCAGTAGCAGGTACAGTACTACTTACAGAATGTACTGTTGTTAACGAACCAGAAGAAGAAAAACAACCTCAAATAGACCCCTCAATGATGGGGATGATGTAAAATAATTTCGTATATTATGTCCGAAACTAAAATAGTAGAAGAATATATCCTTATCGCTAGGCGAGTTCCGCCTGGTGATAAGTGGCGTTTAATAGCAAATGAACCTGATGGTCCTGTACATAACACATTAACTGATGCTTTAGAAGCATATATGACTAAAACGGGATTTAGGGGTGAGTATAGACTTGCCCCATTAAAGAGTGAATTATATGCTATAAGCACAGATGAAATTGAAGTACAACCAGAACCAGAGAAAAAATATTCAATATATGGGGAATACTAGTCATAGTTTATTAGTAGAAAAATATAGACCATCTAAGTTAGAAAATTATGTTGGTAATGAAAATATCAAAAAGTCTATTTCTAAATATTTAGAACAGAATGATATCCAAAACCTAATATTTTATGGACCAGCTGGTACAGGAAAAACAACTTTGGCAAAACTTTGTGTTCAAAATCTTGATTGCGATCATCTTTATATTAATGCCTCTGATGAACGAGGGATTGAAACGATCCGTGATAAAGTACAAAGCTTTGCGAGCGTGGCTTCTTTTAAACCACTTAAAGTGGTCATTTTGGATGAAGCTGATTTTCTTACTATACAGGCGCAGGCTTCACTCCGTAATATTATTGAAACTTTCTCGCGTACAACGCGTTTTATCATGACTTGTAATTTTGTAGAGCGTATAATTGATCCTCTACAATCTAGATGTCAAGTACTTAAAATTGTACCTCCAACTAAAAAAGATGTTGCTAAACATTTACATTGGATATGTAATGAAGAATTAATTACACATGAAGTAAATGAATTAGTACCTTTAGTTAACCAATACTATCCTGATTTACGTAAATGTATTAACACAATTCAATTATCAACTGTAGATGGTGGAGCAAATGACTTATATCTTAACCTAGATCAATCAGTATTAGTATCATCTAATTATATAGATAAAGTTATTACTGAATTAAAAGGTAAGGCTGATTTTAAGACAATCCGTCAAATTATAGCAGACGCTAATGTAGATGATTTTGATGAATTATTTAAAGCACTATATGAAAGAACATCAGAATATCTTCCAGGAAAAGAAGGCACAGCAGCTATTTTAATAAATGAACATCAATATAAAGCAAATTTCCGGATCGACAAGGAAATAAATACAATGTCGTTAATTTCAAATTTAATAAATAATAAATAATTATGCAACAAGCACCACAACAACAACCTCAAATTGATTTAAAAAACACTACTGAAGTTAAAAATTTTAATGGTGGGTCAATTTTCCAACAAGGGGTAATTTTACGTAAAGTATCTCGTTTTGTAACAGGGACAGATGAAGATGCTCTACTCCCAATTCCAGTATTTTTTGATCCTGAAACTAACAAAATTTTAACAGATTCAGTTCCAAAAGATTTAAGAGAGGAAATGAAAGATGAATTGTGTTAAATGAAAAATATCTTTGATTGGTTAAAATGTATTAATACTTCAAAACCACCTGTTAAGTCATTTTCTGATAAAGATTGGGAGGTTTGGAACAGCTATATGATACACAGGTTCATTAGTATGAACCCAGATTATATTGAAGTTGTTAATTATGTACAAGACTTTCCACCACAGGAAAAACAAATGATTTATTCTATTTACAAAGAATTTATTCCCAAAAACAATAAGTGGAACAAATATATTAAATCTAAAGTAAAACAACCTAATAAGGATTTAATAGACCATATCAAAAATTATTTTGAATGTTCTTCCAAAGAAGCAAAAGAATATATAAATATATTGGCTACCCCAGAAATTAGTCGTATATTAACGAATAGAGGGTTAGACAAAAAAGAAATAAAACCATTATTAAAATGACAAAAGAATTATACACTATGCTAAAAAAATCTGCTGAAGCAGATCAAGCAAAAGCATTGTTATCATTAGATCTATTAGGCAATCATGCAGTAGGCATTGGAGATCATTCAACTGAAGATTTTTATAAAAATGCTGAGGAAGCACTTATGATGTTAGTTGATGCTGAAGATAGATTAGAAATTTTAGAAAAATACTTTAACTTATCAATACAAATCAATGGGTGATACAGTTAAAAAATACCATGAAAATATGAGTGATAGAGAAATTATGAATTCTAAATATCCAAAGAATAAAATTCAAGAATTTATGGATAATGAAATAAATCAAACTATAACAATATTTGAAGAAGAATATCCAGATCTATCTCAAGAGTTTAAACAAATTCAGGAAGAAATGTATGAAATGTTTGCTCGTAAACATATGGATTATGGTTTAAATAATATTGCCTTAGGTGGAGATATTCTTAATAATAAAGAAGATAAAAAATTTTCACTTACTGGTTTATGTATTAGATTAACTGATAAAATTAGTAGGTTAAAAAACCTTCTAGTTAATGGTAAAAACTTCGTTAAAGGTGAAGGAATGGAAGACACGTTTATTGATATAGCTAATTATGGAATAATTGGTTTATTAGTAGGGCGTGACAAATGGAAAAAATAAGTTTTGGCTAAAAAAATCCCTAAAATTATACAGGAGATTAGAAATAATCCCCCATCACCCGTTAATTATGCATATCAAAAGAATATATCATATTCCCAGATGTCTATATTTAGGGGATGTCCTCATAGATGGAAATTGCAGTATAAAGATAAAATAAAGAGATTTACTTCATCTATTCATACCGTATTTGGAACCGCTATACATGAAGTAATGCAACATTATTTAGATATAGCATATGATAAATCCTTTGCTGTTGCTGATAGAGAAATTAATATAGAAGAATTTTTCCAAGAAAAATTTATAGGTGAATATCAAAATCAATATAAAAAAAATAATGACCAACATTTTTCTTCAGCTGAGGAAATGAGAGAATTTTATGAAGATGGAGTTGGAATTTTAAATTGGTTTAAGAAAAAAAGATCTAGATATTTTTCAAAACGAGGCTGGCACCTAGTTGGTTGCGAAATACCATTGGTGATAGCGCCAAATAAAATGTATAACAACATATTATACGCGGGTTTCTTAGATGTTGTTATGTACCATGAACCAACAGAGACATTCAAAATAATCGATATTAAAACAAGTACCCGAGGATGGAGAGACCAAGATAAAAAGAATGAAGATAAACAATATCAATTACTTTTATATAAGCAATATTTTAGTGAGCAATATGGAATTCCATTAAGTAATATTGATATTGAGTTTTTTATTGTTAAAAGAAAAGTAATGGATTGGGATGATGAGAAAATAATGTCTCCCCACCAAGCATATAGAGTACAACAATTTAGCCCCCCAAGTGGAAAAATAAAATTAGGACGAGCTAAAAAAGCTATAAATAGTTTTATAAATGAATGTTTTAACTCTAATGGAGATATAAAGGAATTAGAATATCCAAAATCTGTTTCAAAATGGAATTGTATGTTTTGCCCTTATAAAGAAGATAAAGAAAATTGTGGAGAAGGTATAATTTACTAACCTCCTAATATATGTATATAAAATAATGTTATTAAAATAAAGACTATGAGCGCAAAAAAAGACATGACACTTACTAGTGTTAAAATCAAAAGCGATTTATTCGAAAATTTTAAGATTGAATGTGTAAAACGAAAGTTTTCTTTCCAAAAACTTGCCGACCGAGCTATTTATTTGTATCTTACAGATGAAGATTTCCGTAAGGCAATTACCAATCAAACTAATCTCGAATTATAAATTACAATTTAAATGAATAAAGATTTTAAATATCTTCCTAAAGATCAAAGGAAGAAAATACTCTTAATATGTGATGATATTAGAGTACATTCTGGAGTAGCTACTGTGGCTAGAGAAATAGTAGTTAAAACCGCCCAACACTTTAACTGGGTTCAGATGGCAGGAGCTATTAAACACCCGGAAAAAGGAAAAAGATTAGAATTATCTCAAGACACAGATAAAAATACAGGTCTTAAGGATTCTTCTGTATTACTCTATCCAGTAGATGGCTATGGAAATCCACAAATATTAAGACAAGTAATTCATCTTGAAAAACCTGATGCTATATTTTTAATTACGGATCCTAGATATTTTACTTGGATTTTTAATATGGAACAAGAAATTCGTAAAAAAATTCCAATTATTTATTTAAATATATGGGATGACTACCCAGCTCCTATGTACAATAGACCTTATTATGAGGCGTGTGATTTATTAATGGGTATTTCAAAACAAACCGTAAATATTAATAAATTAGTACTTCAAGAAGCAGGGAAAGATAAAATATTTAAATATGTTCCTCATGGAATTAATTCTCAATTCTATTTCCCCATTACAAAAGAAAAAGGAGATTTAAAAGCTTTTAAAGAATTTAAAAAACAATTTTTTGGAGATACAGATCCTAAGTTTGTAGTATTTTTTAATTCAAGAAATATTAGAAGAAAACAAATCCCAGATGCTATGATGGCATTTAGAACATTTTTAGATTCTTTACCTAAAGAAGAAGCACAACAATGTTATTTTATTCTACATACAGAATTGGTTACTGATGCAGGAACTGATTTGGAAAAAGTAAAAGAATATTTATTTGATGAAGAATATGAGGATAATATTAAATTTTCACTTAATAAATTATCTTCCCAACAATTAAATTTTTTATATAATCTTGCTGATGTTCAAATTTTATTAACATCAAACGAAGGTTGGGGTTTAACTATTACTGAAGCTATGTTTTCTGGTACCCCAATTATAGCAAACGCAACTGGAGGAATGCAAGATCAAATGAGATTTGAAGATGAAAATGGAAAATGGTTTGTACCTGATGCTAATATACCTTCTAATCATAGAAAAACTTTCACTAAACATGGTGAATGGGCTTTCCCAGTATATCCTACTTCAAGATCTATCCAAGGATCACCTCAAACTCCTTATATTTTTGATGATAGATGTAAATGGGAAGATGCAACTGAACGTTTAAAAGAAGCTTATGCTTTAGGTAGAGAAGAATTAAAACGTAGAGGATTAAAAGGTAGAGAATGGGTTATGTCCGAAGAAGCAGGATTTACATCTGAAAATCAGGGAAAAACAGTTATAGAAGCTATAGATGAATTATTTGAAACTTGGAAACCAAGAAAAAAGTATGAAATTATAAATGCTACTAAGTATAAAGGAAGATTTTTAAATCATAAAGTTATATATTAATATGAGTAAACCAAGATTTGTTATAAGCTGCCCTTTTGACACATATAGTGGATATGGAGCAAGAAGTAGAGATTTAGCTAAAGCTATAATTGAATTAGATAGATATGAAGTTCAACTTTTACCCCAAAGATGGGGAGAAACTTCTTGGGGGTTTTGTAATGATCACCCTGAATGGAAATTTTTATTAAAACATACTGTACCCCAAGATTGGCAAAAAACCCAACCTGAGATTTGGATGCAGATAACAATTCCTAATGAATTCCAACCTGTAGGAAAATATAATATAGGATGTACTGCAGGCATTGAAGCCACAGTTTGTAAACCCGAATGGATAGAGGGACTAAATAGAATGAATATAAATTGGGTTTCATCTAATTTTGCTAAAGAAAATTTTGAAAAGATTAGATTTGATAAAACAAATTCCCAAACAAACCAAGTAGTAGGACAAGTAAAATTAGAAAAACCAATCCATGTTGTGTTTGAAGGTGCTAATTTAGATATTTATAAAAATTTAAAACCCACGGAAATTAAAACCCTTAATTTAGAAGATATAAAAGAAAAATTTTGTTATCTTTTTGTAGGGCATTGGATGCAAGGTGATTTTGGTCATGATAGAAAGAATGTTTCATTACTTGTAAAATCATTTTATGAAACCTTTAAAAATAAAATGAACCCCCCTGCTTTAATTCTAAAATCTTCAGTTGGGGTTGCTTCTTATATAAGCAGAGAACAAATTTTAGATAGAATTAAAAAAATTAGAAAATCAGTAAATTCTAATAAATTACCTAATATTTACTTATTAAGTGGAGAATTTGATGATTATGAAATGAATGAATTATATAATCACCCAAAAGTAAAAGCTATGGTTAGTTTAACTAAAGGTGAAGGATTTGGAAGACCCTTATTAGAATTTAGTTTAACTGGGAAACCTATAATAGCATCTGGATGGTCGGGTCATACTGATTTTCTCCATTCAAATAATGTAATTTTGATTCCTGGTGAATTAGAAAAAGTCCATAAAAGTGCAGCTAATAATTGGCTAATTGAGGATGCAGAATGGTTTAAACCAAGTACCCCCCATGTAGGTCAAGCTTTTGTTGATGTATTCAAAAAATATAGTACATATTCTAAAAAATCATCTAAACAAAAAACTTATGCTAAAAATAACTTTAGTTGGGGAAAAATGAAAGAATTAATAGATAATATATTAATTAATAATATTCCTGAGTTTCCAAAACAAGTTGAATTAAATTTACCTAAATTAAATTTACCTAAATTACAAAAATTATAGTATGAATTTTGATGAATTGAAAGAGTGTACACGTTGTGGTTCTGATGCTTGTTATAAACAAGAAGTAACTAAAGATATTTCTATTGAATTATGTTATGGTTGTGGTTTCCAATCCAACTCGTTAATGAAAAAAGGATCAGATTTTTTTAATGAACAATGGGAACTTCTTCCTGAATTATATAAAGTATTAATGGATGAAGAAGAAGAGACAGGTAAAGTTTGGATGCCTACTACTATAAATCTTAAAGATAAAGGAATGGTTTTTGCAAATGGAGGTGGTAGAGATAATTGGCATTGGTCAGCAGTTAAATCTATTCCAGATGAGGAACAAGGATATAAGACTGATATGTCTACTATAAAACACTATAAAGAACGTGATTTTATTGAAGCTCTTTCGTATATTGGAATATTACCAGAATAAGTATGAAAATAAGCTATGCAATAACTGTTTGTAATGAATTTGTAGAAATACAAAATTTACTTTCATTTTTATTAAAAACTAAAAGAGATAAAGATGAAATTGTAGTTCTTTACGATAGTAAAAATGGAGATCTAGAAGTTGAAAATTATTTAAGATCTCATTCTATTAATGGGGAATATACTTGGCATAAAGGAGAATTTAATAATCATTTTGCAAACTGGAAAAACCAATTAAATTCATATTGTTCAGGGGATTTTATTTTTCAAATTGATGCTGATGAAATCCCTAATGAGATTTTAATAGGATATTTACCAGAAATATTGGGTAATAATCCTGATAATGAAGTATATTTAGTTCCTAGAGTAAATACCGTATCTGGTTTAACCCAAGAGTATATTACTAAATGGAGATGGAATGTTGACGAAGAAGATAGAGTTAATTGGCCTGACTATCAGTGGCGTATTTACAAAAATAACCCTGAAATTAAATGGGTAAATAGGGTACATGAAAGGTTAGAGGGTTTTAAAACTTATGCTTTAATACCTCAAACACCTAATTTGGCTTTATTTCATCCAAAGACTATAGAAAGACAAGTAAAACAAAATAATTATTATAATACTTTATAAAGATGAAAGCGGACAGTGATGTAAAAAATGTATTAACAGAAGACGGCTTACCAAAAGAAGCTTTAGCAGTGTTTCACCAATATGAAAATAAAACAACAGTTAATCTAGAAGATTTAAGATCTGAATTAGGAATGACTTCGTGGGCTGTTCGAATTGCTTATAATGATAGATTTGGTGGTGTGATTATCCAACAACAATCTGGGGAGGGTAATAGAAAACATTATCATCCTCATGCAGATGAAAATTGGGTTATATTAGACGGTGAATGGGAATGGTGGATAGAAGGTAAAGGAACTCAAATTGTAAAAAAGCATGATATAGTAGTAGTGCCAAAAAATGTTTGGCATCATATTAAATGTGTAAAGGGACCTGGAGTAAGGTACGCAATTACACAACCTGATGTAGAACACGTATATGAAAAATAAAATTGTAATAGTAGTAGGAGGAAGTAAAGGAATAGGTTTAGGAGTTGCCGAAGAATTTCGCAAACGAGGTGCTCAAGTTTATTCTATAAGCAAATCCAATTGCGATATTTCATCTATAGAAGATATCGATAAGTATTTTAACCAGTTTAAAAAAATTGATATTTTAATAAATAATGCTGCTATAAATTATTGCAAAACTATAGAAAATATTTCTATAAATGAATGGAGAAAAGTTGTAGATACAAATTTAACTTCGTATTTTTATATTATAAAAAGATGTATACCTCTGATGAAAAAAGGTAGCAAAATAGTAAACATATCTAGTATAGCTGGAAGGAGTAAAAGCTTAGTAAGTGGGGTACACTATACTTCCTCTAAAGCAGGAATAATAGGACTAACAAGACAGTTAGCTCAAGAATTAGGACCTAAAGGGATAAATATAAATTGCATATGCCCTAGTCAGACATTAACCCCAATGCTAAAAAGTTCAATGACGAAAAAGCAATTAAATAATTTAGAAAAAAATATCCCTTTAAGACGTATTGCACAAGTTAGTGAAATAGTAAAACCTATTCTATTTTTATGCTCCGATGATGCCTCATATATTCATGGAGTATGTTTAGATGTAAATGGAGGACAATTATGAAACAAGGTAAATTAACAGCTGTAGTTGCAGTAAGAAAAGGTTCACAAAGAATTCCTAATAAAAATATTACACCTTTTGGTGATAGTAATTTATTAGAAATAAAATTAAATTTATTAAAAAAAGTTGAAACTATAGATGAAATTATAGTAAATAGTGACTGTGATTATATGTTAACAATAGGTAAAAAATATGGATGTTTAACACATAAAAGAGAAGCCCACTATGCTAGTTCAATAGTTAATAATAGTGATTTTCATGAACATATAGCTAAAACAACAGATACAGATTTCATATTTTTAGCTCCTGTGTGTTCGCCTTTTGTCACAATAGAATCACATAATTTTGCTATAGAACATTTTTTAAATAGTAATTATGATAGTTTAACCTCAATTGATATAATAAAAAATCATTTATGGTTAAATAATAAACCATTAAATTATAATTTAGATAATATTCCTAACAGTCAAGATTTACCTAATGTTAAAAGATTAAATTATGGTATATCTCTAATAACAAAAGAAGCTATGCTTAAAAATAAAAGCTTAATAGGTGATAATCCTGGTTTTTATGAATTAGACCATTTTGAATCAGTAGATGTGGATACCCCATTTGATTTTTTTGTGGCAGAACAAATATATAAAAAATATTATAAAAATAAATAAATAAATTATGATGAACATTGAAAATATAGGTCATAAATTTACTAAAATAGTAAATACACCTGAGTGGAAAGAATTACAAGATAAATACAATAAATGCGACGATATTTATGTATTAGGGCATGGTGGTAATATGGGGGTAGCTGATCATACTGCTGTTGATATGACCAGATTATCAAATGGCACTAAAAATGCAATGTGTCCAGGTAGTTGTGTTGTGGCAACTTCATTAATAAATGATACTAGTTTTGATCAATGGATGGTAGCATGGTTACAACAAAGAACATCTACTAGAACTAAGAGTCAAATGAAAAAATCATTAGTATACGGTATTTCATCATCAGGTAGATCTAAAGATGTAAATAAAGCGTTACAATGGGCTGCGGATAATGGTATGGAGGTTTGTATAATAACAGGAAATGAGATAGTAGAAAAAATTAAGGGACTCACACAAATTGTATTAGGAGTAGATTATTACCATACAGCTGAGTGTTTAACTTTATTACTTCAATATCAATTAACACATGGTTCTGGAAAAGAATGCCCACCAATTGGAAAAAATAGTCCTGAAGAATTAGAAAAATTAAATTGGAATAAAGGTATTCGTAAACACTCATATCCGGATGAACTAATCAATTTAGGGATAGATTTTGATGGTGTAATACATAAAAACAGTAAAGGGTTTTTTGATGGGACAATTTATGATGATCCTATTGAAGGGGTTGAAGATGCACTTAAAAAACTAGCAAATAAATATACATTAGTATGTTATACATCCAAAGCAAAACCTGATAGAATGTTAATAAATGGTAAAACGGGAACTGAATTAGTTTGGGATTGGTTAAAAAAACATAAATTTGACAAATACATTTCTAAAGTAACATCTGAAAAACCAAGAGCAGCAGTTTATATTGACGATAAAGCCATTAGATTTGATAGTTGGGATCAATGTTTAAAAGAATTAAAAGACTTAAAAATAATATGAGAATTTTAATTACTGGTGGCTGTGGGTTTTTAGGTACCAATTTATATAATAGGCTAAAAGTTAATGGATATTATGTTAAAACACTTGACATTAAGCCTGAAGCAGATTATAGATTTGATATTTCAAAATATAAGAATTTTAACCAAATAAATGAAAAATTTGATATTATTTACCATTTAGCTGCCCAATCTGGAAGTCATAGATCATTATTAGAACCTGAGTTAGATTTAGAATGGAATGCTAAAGGTACATTAAATATTTGTACTTATGCTAAAAAAACAAAAGTTAAAAAAATAATTTATACATCTACAATGGCAGTATATGGAGAAGGAAATTGGATAAAGGAATCAAATCCACTTAATCCTCTTTCTAATTATGGCATTTCTAAGCTTTATGGTGAGAATTGTATTAAACAATTTTCCCAATTTGGTATAGATTATACAATATTTAGAGTATTTAACACCTATGGACCACACCAAAATTTAAATAATGATAAACAAGGAGTTGTAGCAGTATTTCTTTCTCAAATAATTAATAATATTAATCCTATTAAAGTAACGGGTTCATTACAAAGATATAGAGATTTAACCTATATAGAGGATAACATAGATGCTTTACTTTTAGGTTTGAAAAAAGAAACATCATTAGAGACTTATAATATTTGCAGTAAAGTAAAAATTACAATTAAAGAAATAATAGAAACTCTAATTAAAGTTAGTGGTAAAAACAGAGAAAATATTATAATTAAAAATATAGGTAACCATGATGGAGATCAATTTGCCTGTACTGGGGATAATGAAAAATTAAAAACTTTAGGTTGGAATCCTAATTATGATTTTGAAAAAGGATTAAAATTATTTTATGAATATGGTAAAAAAGTATTAAATAATAATATCAAATAAATATGAAACCAGTAATAATATTAACAAAAGGCCCTAGTGCAAGATTTTTACCTCTTTCAGACAAATATGATGTTGCAACTGTTAATAATGCAATATGGATGCATAAGACACCAAAATGGGCTTTTTTTAATGATATTGAACCTATGGAACAAATGGAAGATGATGATTTTAAAGAAGTTAAACATATGATAGTACCTTCATTTATGCATAGCCAACATAACCCAAGGATACAATCTTTTAAAGGAATAAAAAAAATTAATCAAAATTTTTCTTATGTTCATTGGACTAAACTAAGTGAACTTTTTCCTAATCGTTATAATCATATAGGTTTTAACATATATGAATTACATCCTGGGGATAATCAAGAATTTAATGAACAAGCTCCAAGTTTAGATGAATGGCCCATGACTACAACTCAAACAGCAACATTATGGTTATTAAAATATGAAGGTATTAGAGATATTATTATAGCAGGGGCAGACCCAGGTAAAGGATATCATCAATTATTTATTGACCGAGCTAAATACAATAAAGACGGTACACCTGCATTTAATGGTCAAAGTACTGCCCCTCAACCTGTTGAAGTTTACCAAAAATGTTGGGATCAAGGTATAAAATGGGCAAATCATTATGGGGCTAAAATACGACACATAAATAATGTTTCAGATGATGAGTTAATAAATTTGGGGATAAATTAAAATTTAAATAATGAAAAAAATAGTTTTATTTTGTAAATCCTATAGAGGAGATATTGAGAGATTTAAGGTATTAAGTGAAAGTGTATTAAAACATAATAAAGATAATATTCCTTTTTATGTTTGTATCCCTAAATCAGATAATGATTTATTTTATTCATTTTTTAATAAAGAAAATCAACATATTGTTTTTGATGAAGACATTACAATTGAAACCAATCAACAGTCCCATTTTACTCAGCAATTGTTTAAAATGGAATTTATGAGAACCCAAGATATAGCAGAACATTATTTTTTAATGGATTCTGATATGTACTTTATAAGAGATTTTACCCAAGATGAGTTTTTTGCTGGAGATCTCCCATATATGACTATGCATGAATGTAAAGACTTTCTTGAATATTCTTATAATATGTTTGGTGATAATAGAACAAATGAATGGTTTCTTTCAGAAAGACTTCCTATAATGGAACTTTTTAATAGAAAAGGTAAACCTTATGATTATTCAGGTTCAGCTAACTTATATATTGCTAATGTTTTTAAAGAATTATTTAAAAATTACTGCCAACCAAATAATTTAACTTTTTTGGATTTATTAAAGCATTGTGCTTCAGAAAATACATGGTACGGAGAATATGCTTTAGCTTCTAAAACACCCTTTGCTCCCTGTGCTCCTATGTTTAAAACTTTTCATACTCAATGGCAATATAATCACCACAAAAGTTTAGGAATAACAGAGGAAATTATATCAAAAAATTATTTAGGAATCACAATGCAATCAAATTGGGGGTCTCCCCTAAAATACTAAATTTAATAATATATGAAAAATTATTTTAAACATTCAACCGCTATCATAGACGAAGGAGCAGAAATTGGAGAAGGAACTAAAATATGGGCATTTGCTCATATTTGTCCTGGAGCTAAAATTGGGAAAAATTGTGTTATTGGAGAAGGAGTATACATAGGTCCTAATGTAGAAGTAGGAGATAATTGTAAAATCCAAAATCATTGTTTAGTTTACGAAGGAGTAACACTAGAAGACCAAGTATTTTTAGGCCCAAATGTGGTAACTACTAATGATTTTATCCCACAAGTTGGGGGTGATTGGAAAAATAGTAATAGATTTAGAACTACCTTATTTAAAAAAGGAGCTTCTGTTGGGGCTAATTCAACCATCATATGTGGAATTGTATTAGAAGAAAATTGTCTAGTAGGTGCCGGTTCTGTAGTTACAAAAAATGTTCCTAAAGACTGTTTAGCATATGGTAATCCAACTCAAATTAAAAGAAAAAAATAAAATATGCTATTATCCACATTAAATTACAATCAACCAGAATTAACTGATAATTTAATTACTCAACTAAAACGTGATATTACTTTTGATCAACATGAATTAATGGTGGTAGATAATGGTTCCACTAAAGAACTAGCTAAATCTACTACTCACAAACTTCCTGAAAATTTATTTTTTGGTGGGGGGTTAAATATTATCCTAGATTATTTTCTCAGTACAGACCATGATTATTTTATTTTATTTAATAATGATTTAATTTTTCATGGTCCTCGTGTTTTAGAAAATATGTTAAAAGAAGTAAAAGAAAATAACTTAGATTTATATTCCCCTTCTATTACAAACTCAGGTATAGGGCAATGTCATTGGAGACAAATGTGGAATTGGGGTACAGGTACCATTAGAGAAGTTGGATTCATAGATTTTATGTGTCCAGTATTTAGTAGAAAAATGGCTGAAACTATAAAAAGTTTTCCTAATGAATTATTTTTAGGGTGGGGTCCTGATTTTTATGCTGGTATTATAGCTGAAGAAAATAATTTAAAAATGGGGGTAAGTGATAATATTACTTTAACCCATTTAGTAGGCCAAACTTTTAAAAGTGGGGCTATTGAAGTAAAAGAAAGTGATTTTTGTCAACAAGCAGATGGGAATATGCATAGATATTTTTTAAATTCCCCTATGAAAGATAAGTTTTTATCTCTTAGAGAAAAAAGTTCTAATTATATTGCATGATTACACATTGTATAAGTACATATAGAAATTTAAATTATCTAAAACTAGCTGTTGAGTCAGTCAGAAAGTACTCTTATTATAAAGATGCTCCATTTATTATTCATTCTGATAGATCTAATAATGATGGAACTAATGAGTGGCTCTTAAATAATAGTGAAAAATATAACTTAACTCTTATTATTAGAGATCTAAATCCTTCAGGAATTGGTTCGGGAATGAATGTTTGTGCAGAAAATGTAGAAACAGAATATATTAATTTTCTACATTCAGATTTTTATGTAACACCTAATTGGGATCTGGAGTTAATGAAAATTCACCAAAAATATCCTAATAAAAAATTATGGGTTAATTCATTTAGAATAGAACCTAATATGTTTAATAATCAGGATAGACCTGGTACTCATTTTGTACCAAAAAATGCTTTTGGGGCTTATTATAATGATTTCACTCCTAAACCAATGTTAGAATATGCACAACAATTATCTGAATTGAATGATTTTGAAATACCTAAAGGAGAAGGAGTATCGGGTATGATTAAAAAAGAAGTATGGGATGAAACAGGAGGTAATGATGATAGATTCGCCCCTACTAGTTGGGATGATATGGACTTATTTTGGAGAATGATTCAAAATGGAGTTGAATTTATATTACCCTCTAAATCAATAGTTTGGCACTTTGGTGCTAGGGGAAGCCATAGATTAGAGGAAAATAATAACCAAACCTCTGAGAGACAATCTAAACATGAAAGAATAAATGCCCAGAAATTTTTTGATAAGTGGGGGGGTTTACCTATATTTAACGAATATGGGATGATAAATGGAATTAAAAAAATATAAAAAAATAATAAAATATTAATAAAAATAATGAATAAAAGTATACTAATAACTGGAGGAGCAGGATTTATAGGTACGAACTTAGCCAAAAAACTTCTTAAAGAAGGTCATAAAGTAACTGTTATAGATGATTACTCTTCTGGCAAATTTAAAGATAACCATCTAAAAGATGTGCATTATATAGAGGAAGATATAACTAAAGTATTTGGAAAGTTTGATAAAATTTACCATCTTGCTGCTCTTTCAAGAATCCAACCTTCATTCAATAATCCTGATGAAACTTTTAGAGTCAATGTGCTTGGCACACAGAAAGTCTTAGAGCTAGCTCGTTGTACCGGTGCTAAGGTAGTTTATGCTGGATCTTCATCTAAGTGGCATGATCCTCATCAATCTCCATATGCTACTTCAAAATGGTTAGGTGAAGAAATGTGTAAAATGTATAAGAAGACATATGGAATGGATGTTGAAATTGCTAGATTCTATAATGTATACGGACCAAATGAAATAATAGACGGTGATTGGGCAGCAGTAATTGGAATATGGAGACGTCAAGTTAGGGATGGTAAAAAAATTACAATAGTAGGAGATGGTGAACAAAGAAGAGACTTTACTCATGTAGATGATATAGTTGAGGCTTTGTATCGTATAGGATTTAGAAATGAAGTTCATGAAGATGCATGGGAATTAGGTACAGGTTTAAACTATTCTATTAACCAAGTTTATAAAATGTTTTTAAAGAGGTACCCACATATTGAAGCAAAGTTTTTACCTGATCAACCTGGTAATTATAGAAACACATTAAGAGAAAATGATGATAGTTTAAAAAGATTAAATTGGTCTCCTTCTGATAAATTAGAAAAATACATTAAATCACTATAGTTAATATGAAAAAAATTACATTCTGTATTCCTTCTAAAGATAATCTTAGATATTTAAAAAGTAGTATTAATTCAATATTAAAAAATAATTCTTCTGGAGCAGATATTATAGTATATGTCGATTCAGATAAAGATGGGACATCTAAATGGTTAGAAAAAAAAGGAATTAAATACTTAAAAAATAACTCTAGTAAACCTAAAGGTATAGCTTACGGTTATAACAGGTGTATTGAATTAGCTAAAACTGATATAGTTTGTATGTTTCATGCTGATATGTATATGGCTAAAGGTTTTGATACGGCTTTACTTCGGTACATTAAACCTAAGACTGTTGTTAGCGGAACACGAATAGAACCCCCTCTACACCCAGAAGGAAAAGAAAAGATTATTCAAAATTTTGGAATGTACCCAGAAGATTTCAAGGTAAAAGTATTTAATGAATTTGTAGATAAATCTATAGTTGAGTTTAAAGATAAAATTACTAAAGGAATATTTGCTCCATGGGCAATATATAAAAAAGATATTATAGAGATTGGAATGCATGATGAACAATTTCATTCTTACCATGAAGATTCAGATATATTTAATAGATTTATTCTACAAGGTTATAACCTAATTCAAACCTGGGAAGGATTTGTTTACCATCTTACTTGTAGAGGGGGACAATTCCAAGACGGTATAGAGAAAGTTACTCAAGATAAATCGTTTCATAATATGAAGATAAATGCTGCTAACCATTACTTAAAAAAATGGGGCAGTTGGATTAAAAATAATGAATTTAGCCACCCTGTTTTAAGTCCTGTTTATAGAAAAAAAATCATTATAAATAATGAAAATGCTAATTTAATTTCTTTATATAATTGGTTTAATGAAGGAGAAGATGTAGTTGTAACTATAGATGGAAATATATTTACACAACAAGATTTCCAATATATTACACAATTAAATGATATTATATCTGATAGTGGAGAAATAGGTGAGTTTAAGTTAGGAAATATCCAAATTAAAATAAATAAAATAGAAGATATCTCTAATCAATTAATAAAAATATGAGTATAGGAATTATTGGTCAAGGTTTTGTGGGTAATGCTATTTATCAAAAGTTTAAGAATTATTATAATATATTAACTTATGACTTGGATGAATCAAAATGTAATTCATCTGAAGAAGAAGTATTTAATTGTGAAATAGTTTTTATATGTTTACCAACACCTATGGCGACAGATGGAAAATGTGTTACTACCTTAATTACAAGCACATTAGCTGCTTTAAATACAAATAATAAAACTAAAATCGCTGTAATTAAATCTACAGTAATACCTGGTTCAGTTAAAAAATGGAATAAAACTTATGACAATCTTCAAGTAGTATTCAACCCAGAATTTTTAACTGAAGCTAATGCTGTTGAAGATTATAATAACCAAAATAGAATTATTTTAGGTGGTCCACGTCCTTCAACTACTAAGTTAAAACCTTTATTTTCTAAAGTATTTCCTAAAGCTCATATAATTAAAACAGATTCTACTCACGCTGAAATGGTAAAATATTTAACTAATACTTTTTTAGCTACTAAAGTATCTTTTGCTAATGAAATGTATGAAATATGTGAGGGATTAAATATTGATTATGATAAAGTAGTTGAATATGCTACATATGATGAAAGATTAGGTAAATCACATTGGGCAGTCCCAGGACCAGATGGTGATTTTGGATTTGGTGGGCATTGTTTCCCAAAAGATTTATCTGCACTTTTAAGACTCGCAGAAGATCTAGATACTACAGATAATGTGATAAGTGCTGTAGAACAAACTAACTATAAAGTTCGCAAAAATAGAAATTGGGAAAAAATGAAAGGAAGAGCAGTAATATGAAAAAGTATAGATTAGGATTTACAGCAGGTAACTTTGATTTATTACATCCAGGTTACATTTATACGTTTGAAGAAGCAAAACGTCATTGTGATAAATTTGTAGTTTTATTACAAAGAGACCCTTCTTTACATAGAAAATCAAAATATAAACCCGTTATCCCAGCTTGGGATAGATATAAAGGGTTAATGTCGATTCAATATATTGATGAGGTATTTATGTATCAAACTGAAGATGAATTAGTTGATTTAATTAAAATTCTAAAACCTGATTTAAGAATATTAGGGGAAGATTATTTAGGAAAACCATTTACTGGAGATGATTTGCCTATTGATGTGATTTATACCTCTAGATCCCATGGTTGGTCAACAACTAAACTTAAAGATTTAATTACCCTTCAAACTTTAAAACAAAATCCTGACATTATAAAAAATCAAATATGAAAATAGTAGTTACAGGTGGTTGTGGGTTTATAGGATCACATTTTATTAATTTTATTAATTCTAAAAAATTAGATATAGAAATATTAGTAGTAGATAAAATGACTTATGCATCTGATATAAGTAATATTCTATCTACGAATTGTGAAATTTTAAAAAAAGATATTTGTGATTTAACCTCACAAGATTTAGGTGATTATGAATACATAATTAATTTTGCTGCAGAATCTCATGTAGATAATTCAATTAAAAATGGAAAACCATTTGTAAAAACTAATGTAGAAGGTACTTTTAATTTACTAGAACTAGCTAGACAAAATAAAAACCTTAAAAAATTTGTTCAAATTTCAACTGATGAAGTTTATGGGGATATGTTAGACTATGGTAAAAATGTAGAAGCTTCTACTGAATTTGATCTCTATGGTTCATCCTACTATTCAGCTACCAAAGCATCAGCAGATTTATTAGTACAGGCCGCAGGTAAAACTTATAATTTACCTTTTTTAATAACTAGAACTTGTAATAATTATGGTGAAAACCAACACCAAGAAAAATTAATTCCCACTATCACCAATTGTATTAAAAATAAAAAACCTATTCCCATATATGGAGATGGATTAAACATTAGAGAATGGATATACGCAGAAGATAATTGTATAAATATACTTAATTTAACATTAGGAGAATATGAAGGTGTATACCATATAGGATCTGGAGAAAGATATACTAATTTAGAAATTATCGCTATTATTGAAAATATTTTAGGAGATAGAGTTGATTTTGAATTTATTGAAGATAGAAAAGGACATGATAGAGTTTATGCTTTAAATTCTTCTGAAACTCCTAAATTAATTTTAAATAATACTTTAGAAAATTATTTAAGAAAAGAATTATTATTTTAGTTGGGATATTAAATATCTTTTCGTATATTCCCGCCTAATTTTTAAAAGGTTATATATTTATGGTATTAACAATTCAAACACCAACTCAAGTGAAAATGATTTCATGTTCTAAGTGCCACGGCGAAATGCCTAAACTTAGATTAACTCAATTCGGCTATGATTTTTGCGTTAGCTGTTCCGAAGGATTAAATTTAGTCGGTAAAAAACGTGCTTTACCCGTGCAAATGGGTCAGGGTGACCACTCATGGACAGAAACAGTTATCATGGAAGAAAGCGACTATCTACAGTATGAAATGATGGAAGCTATTAATTCTAAATATAAAAAGAAAAATAAAGCTGAAATTTTAAATATGGAAGCTGAAGAAAGAAATTTACAGGGTCCCTTTAGAATTATTAATAATAAAGATAAAGAAAGAGATTAGTTATGCCTAAACCAAAACCACTAAGCAAGGAAATGATAGTGGCGGCACAGGCAAATACTAAATCTAATTTTGCAGCAGCACGTTACTTACACGTTTCTTATCAACATTATAAAAGGTATGCTAAAATGTATGGGATATTTGAATCTCATAAAAATCAAGCGGGTAAGGGTATTCCTAAATTTTTAAAAGGTAAAGGTAAAGAACCAGCACTTTTAGATATTATTGAAGGAAGAATATCAGCAGCTCATTTTTCTCCTGCTAAAATTAAGTATCGTTTAATAGAAGAGGGATATTTATTAGAGGAATGCTCAATGTGTGGTTTTAAAGAACGTAGAGTCCTTGATTACAAAATGCCTCTACTGTTGCACTTCAAAGATAATAATAAATCAAACTACAGTCGTGAAAACATTGAACTATTATGTTATAATCATTATTTTCTTACTGTGGGGGATGTTTTTACTGAAAAAGATGTTAAACAAATTGAGTCCCATATAGAACATCATGGTACAAGTGAAAAAGTAGAATGGGAAGTAGACGATTACCATTTGCAACGTTTAAAAGAACTAGGTTTAGGAGATGATGGTGAAGATGAAGTTAATCAATACATTTCTAGAATATGAAAAAAGCAAGACGAGCTAGATCATTAAATAAAAAACATCATAAGATAACTAAGGATTATGATAAGCAAAAATCTAAACATTTAGAAAAACTTACAGATAAAATCCTTAAAAATGATGAAAAGGCAAATCAATTAAAATCAAAAACAATGAAAGGTGACTTTCTTAAAAACTTTTAACTATGAAATTTGAACACAATTGGGAATTTGACACAGAAGAAGAAATGACTGAAACCTTTAAAGATGGAAATAGGAAGTTACATAATTTAATTGTAGATACTGCTTTAGCAAATCTAAAAACACGTAAAAAAACTATTCCTGTAGTTTCAATCTATACTAAAGAGGATGATATGATCTATGATATAATGATAGAACGTCCTGATATGATTGAAACATTAGAACAAAATTTACAAATAATGGAAGAATTTGAAGATTATGAACGCTGTCAAAAAATATTTGAAGCTATTAATTATCTAAAATCTAAAAAATGAAACGTTTACCCTTACTTATTCTATGCTGGATAGGTTTAGTTGCATTTACCCAATATAAACAAATAAGAAACACAAATCCAGTATTAAATATAGAACCTCTACCTATAAAAAAAGTAGAAATTAAACCTGAATTGGTTAAAATAAAAATAATGGATCGTAATGCATTTTTAGATGCAATAGGCCATCAAGAATCTGGAAATAGATACCATATAGTTAATAGATATGGTTATATGGGAAAATATCAATTTGGCAAATCAACTCTGAAAACCATAAAAATTAAAGTAAGCAAAACAGAATTCCTAAATAATCCAGAATTACAAGAAGAAGCAATGCTTAAATTACTTAGATATAATAAAAAAAGACTACAAAAATATATAGATAAGTTTGATGGGCAAACAGTAAATGGTATATTAGTAACCGAATCAGGATTATTAGCTGCTGCTCATTTAGGTGGAGCAGGTAGTGTTAAAAAATGGTTTAGAACTGGTAAAGTAAAAAAAGATGGTAATGGTATAAAAATAACTAGTTATATGGAGCGATTTTCTGGGTATAATTTATATTTATAATTAAAAAATTATGGCAAAAATTGTTTTAGGTAACTATGTTTCAAAAACTAGAAAAAAACGACCTGGTGTACATGCTAAAAGCAAATCATCAAAATTAAAATCAAGTAAAAATTATGTCAAAGCGTATAGAGGGCAAGGTAAGTAAAATGGAATTAAGTACAGTATCTTTATTTAATAATTTAACAGATGAAGATTTTATTGCTATTCATAATGCTGGTCAATTAAAAAGATTATGTCTTGCTTTATCTATTGATTTAAATGCTAATTACGATGAAAAAGACAACTCTTACACAGCATGAATGGTTTGATGCCTTAAAAGTTCCTACACCTCATAGGAATAAAAAGAAATATAGACGCAAAGAAAAGCACAGAGCTGGTTGGAAAACCAGCTCTTCTTCATTATATTTACACAGTAAATAAAGGTTATATTATGGCACTTTGGGAATTTAAAAATTTAAACAAACACGGAAATTTTAGAACTAGAATTATTCACACTAAAGGTGCATTAAGCATACCTGGTAGTGGATTTGGTCCTTCTGTTATAGCTAGAAGATTTAAGTATAAGTATGAAGAACCTGTTATGGCTCCTACTTTATTTAAAACTAATGGTAAAACTTATTTAATGCCTATTTGGAAAGAAGTAATTGAAGGTACTACTTTAGATGATATAGAATGGATTAAACCAAAACCTAAAGTTAAAAAAGAACCTATTATTGAAATCCATACCAGTAGTAGTAATGCGGATAAAACGTATAAAACAACATATTATCCAGATTCAGGTAATTTCAGATGCACTTGCCCAGGAAGTTGGAGAGCAGCAGATAGACGTTGTAAACACATAAAAGAATTAGAAAAAAAAGTAAAGTAATGCGCGAGAAATTTTGCTTTTGCAGATATCTTACGTATCTTCCCCATGTTGTGATAATGAAGTTACAGCACTAAATAATGGTTATATATGTTTATTCAAGTACAAAATCAAAAATTAAAAAGAAACAATCAATTTAGAGTTCAAACAATGCCTGCTGGTATTAAAGAAATTAAATCCAGAGGTTGGAATGTTAATGACTGTAAATTTAAAGAAATTAGAGATGAATTAGTTAAAAATAACTATAGTGGTTTAGATGGCAGAACTAATACTAAGGGGAAGCAATTTTTAAATAGAAAAAATAAATTAAATAAAGTAGTTTCATTATAAATTAATATTAAATTATGGCGCGAACTCCTATAAATTATGAAACATTCAAAAATCAATTTTTAATAGAAAACTTCACTAACAAGTCAGGTAAAGAAGTACATACTAGGTTTTATAAAAAGTATTTTTATAGATTTAGAAAAGAACTTAAAAGTGAATTTAATTTTGATATGCTTACATGTTCTAATAAGGAATGTAACATTACTTCTCATGCTGGCAGACCTATAGTAATGGAATTAGATCACATAAATAGAATTACTAATGATGCTCGTATAGAAAATTTAAGACCTTTATGTCCTAACTGTCACCAACAAACTCTAGGATATAAAAATCGAAAAATCAGTATAGAAGAATATTTTAATAAATTATTAAACAATGAGTAGAGGTAGACCAAATGAGCAAGTAGAAAGATTAGATAAATGGATTATAGATAGTACTGATTATGATGGGTCCAGGTCAGTTATTAAATTTGATAGATCTAAATCAGCAAATGGTCCTTATTCATGGGAAAATAATCCACCTAAAGGATTTAGACAATCTAAAGTTAAACCAGATAAAGGTAAGGCATACGGTAAACAACCTGTAGTATTAGTATTTAAAACATCAAATCGTTCCAATGCTAAAACTAAAATTAAAATATTTAAAAACGAAAACATTGATTATATTTTAACAGCAGATAAATTAGTTGGAGTACCACCCAAAGCAGAAATAATTGATGTTGGTGTAGGTAAGTCGTTCGTAGAGCGATATAAACAAAAATATAATTTAGCTTAGTCTTTATATATTTATAACAAAATATTAATCAATAAATTTATTATGTTAAAAATTATAGGTCTTATAGTAGTAATTTTAGTAGCAGGAGCTGCTGTTTATTATTTTGGGTTTTACAAAAAAGGTAAAATTAACGATAGAGATGGGGATTTTATTCCTGATGAAGTTGAAGATGCAGTTGAAGATGTTAAAGAAGTAGTTAAAGAAACTAAACGTAGAGCTAAACGTGTTAAAGAAGAAATTAAAGACGTTATTGAAGAAGCTAAGGACGTTGTAGAACAATCTAAAGACGTAGTAGCAGCTGCAAAAGGAAAAAAACGTAGAGGTAGAAAACCTAAAAAATAAAAAATGAGCAAATACAATTTAATAGACATTTACGA